ACTGTGCCAATGACAATTCTTTTCCAGCCTTTATAGCCTTGACACTTTGTAGGCCAATGGCAGGAACAAAACCCTGAAGCCCATCGCCAAACTCGCAAACATCCTGTATCATTAAAGAAAGCCTGTCTGCCGTTTTTTCAACAATACGCAACATCGTATTTGTCAATGGACGCAATACATTCATGGACGCTTGAACAGCCAGCTTTTGATTGCCGACCAACGCTTCTTTGTCAGGACTTGACGCATCCACAGCACTATTATAGCCGATAACATCGTTCATCAATTGTATTTCGTGGTTATACGCTAATATGAATTGCTGGAAGTTTCTTCCAATACCGTTTTCAAGCGGTGTCAGCGGACTGCCATTAATAACGCTTCCATCTGCACGAACACTGCTATATACAAAGCTACCGGTCTGCTTTTTAAGCTTCAATATTTGCTTTGGATCCATCATGGCATTGCTGCCATTACCCATACCGGCAACAACCTCATCCAAAGAAGAAGTGTCAATGGCAAGCCCAGGAGGAGCCGCTTCCATAATAAACTGCTGTGCCTTGTAGTGAATAAGGTTGATTTGGTCCTCGTGAGGAATCATCCTTTCTACCAACGACTTGTTTTCCATGTCGTAGATGTCAGGATAAATCATTACTATCGGAAGCTCGGCCTTGGGGCTATATGAAATACCGTTTTTGCTACGCTCAATGTTTTCCTGCATCTTGTAGCCCCAAATGTAATCCGTTCCAATTACCCAATAACCCTCGTAAATGTATTCGGTTGCCTTATTATATATTGTGGACTTAACTTTTTTGTCCTTGCTATCGGCATTGTAGTATTCATCAACCGGTGCAAAGTCAAATACATTACCCCTTTTGACGTTTTTCTTTTCTTCCCATTTGTCGTTGTTGACAGCCTTAAACCAAAACCTCAACACGCTGACATTAAAGTCATCATATCCGCGACCAAATATCCTTGCCGCATTTTGATAATAGCCTTCGTAGCTGTTTCCCCATGCCCAGCGCCTATTACCCATCTGTGAGCCTGCTGTCTTGGCAATGTTAAACAAATCATCTTCGGTAAAATCGGTTTCAAACTGCGAAATTTCCTGAATAGTATATTTACTGATAACGGCTTGATAAGGCACGTTTCTAAAATCATCCCACTTGGAATATGGCGTAATTATGTCAATCGGATCCTGCCATTCAACACGAATATTTTTGTTGGCATCATAATAACGCAACAAGGCCCCTTTCTTTAATACAACCAAATCCCTTATTAGCTTCTTCTTGCTGTCCTCAAAGTTGTTGTCATAAAAAACAAAGTCCAAAGCCTGCTCCATAGAAGCAGCCAAATCGTCCTTATAGTTGAGCTGCAAGTGAAGCTCTGCTTCCTCATTATCTTCAGGAACCTTTGCACTGGGTGGTATAAGCGGAATGCCGGTAGCTTTGCTAATCTGCTCGTCATATTGTTTGAGAAACATATTGGCGTAAAGCTCCCTGCGGTATTCGTCCTGCTTGGTAAGACTAACAGGATCAATTGGAGTACACCTGATCTTATAGTCCATGTTCATCATCCTGCCTACAATATTGTCAACAATAGACGCAATTCGATTAGTAGGACTAAAATCAAGGTTAAGATAAGAAGTGTCCCCAACGTCAAGACGGTTAAGATATTTAAGCACGCTTTCAAGACCTTCAGCATATCGTCTGTTAATTATATCTTTTTGTCTTTTGTTAGCAACAATGTTTGCCTGTAAATTCCAGGCATTCCAAATAGCCCTTGCATAGGCAATTCCATAACGGGGATCAGCCTTTACGGATGCAGGTGCTAATGGATTGGGAAAGCCTTTGAGTGCTACCTCATTACCCCTTTCGTCAATTATTGGTTTTGCCTTTGGCATTTTTAAATATAATTGTTTGGTGTTATTTTATAACTTTCAGTACCACTTACTTTGTATGTGTCAAACAGATCGTATGACCTTCTTTGTATCGGCTTTCTGATTGTTTTCCTATTTCCTAACAAAGATAAACCAAATCCAACCATTTCATCAAATTTCGTCCACTTGGCATCAAAGTCAAACGCTGTCAAGCATTTTAGCAAATTATCGAAGTAAACCTGCCCCATCCTCGCCTCTTCATTTTCTTTCTCAATCAATCCGACATAGTTTACCACAAAGCTTTCAACGGCATAGACAAGCGCCTGACGAGCCTCCTCGCCAGACAAAGGTATGCCTTTTTCCTTTTGGTTGTGTGATGAATATGCTGTTTGTGTTTCTTCGGGCCTATCCATTAAGTAGTTTTCATAGCCACGCATCCTAAAATAGTTGATCGTGCCTATCTTGTTGGATTCCACAAGTATCTCCCATCCATAATAAACGCACTGCAAAATCATATCCTCCCACATTATTTCAGGAAGTGACGGCCTGTTGACATATTCCAAAATAGGAACACCCGTTTCATACGGATTCATAATGTCAAACTTTCTTGTGCCGTAACAGGCAGCATTGGACTTTCTGTTGTCTGTCGTTACCTTGTTATCATACGGATCAAGCCCAAAGCATCCTGTTTCATTGTTTGCCGGTGACCTCTTGCCAAAACGCATAACCATTTTGTTTCTGTCCTCCGGTTTAGGCATCCAGCTAATCAGCCATCTGCCTTCAGCACAAGGATGCCATACCACCTTTGTATCCCGTTGACCATTCTCCCAAATAAAGTTTCCCCTGACAAGCAGGTGTGGGTTTTGCGTCAAATGTATCTTGTTATGATCTAATTGCTGAAAAATCTTGGCAATGTCATAGGTATGTATCTTGTTTGCCCCTTCCCTAAAGGCATCTGTTTCGTCAAAAGGGTGCATACGACATTCCTCGTAGTAACCAGCCAAATCGCCGCTTTCAAGGTATGCCTTGCGCTTGTTTTCTAAAAACTCCCTGGCTCCAATGCACTCGTCATCAGAATCAATCGTTTTTAGGTATTCAGCCTGCTCTGCTGTTGGGGTTTCAATAATGCTTTCCCCATATTCGCCAATAAATCCTTCCAGTCCGTCATAGGCAGGAACAAAATACCTATACATTCCTGTCAGCGTTTGTCCGTTGGATGTTTTTGTTCGTGAGCTGCTCTTATGCCATATATTTTCAAATGCCTTTGCTCCAATACGCCTTTTCTTCAGCGTTCCTTCCTGCAATGGCTCGTTGACAGTCGTTCCTACCAATGCCTTGCCTATTATTTTCTTTCCACCACCAAGCGTCAAACACTTCTCGACAATCTGCATCCACTTTTCAAAGTCTGCTTCTTCCCACTTTCCAACCTCATCACCGATAATACCCTTTAGCTTATAACTATCGTATGCGTTGTCAGCCGTGTTTTTCCAGCTAATCTTTGTGTTCAGGCTTATTTCCTTTTTGGCTGTTTTGTTTTTGGAAGTAATTTTTTGAACAGGAGCTTTAAAAACAAGCTCTTTCTTGACATCTTCAGCCGATTGTACCTGCGGCTTAAAGAATGGGGGTAACTCTTGGAAAGCATATACTATCTTGTCAAACAATTCTTTGGCATCACCACCGGTCTTGGAAACCATGCCGTAATTGGAATTAAATGTCTTTCGGGCATCATTGAGTATAATGGATGCCGCCCGGTATGAAAATCCGTCCCTACGCTTCTTCAGGTAGTCAATTCCCAAACACTTTGAATCGGAATTGCATACCTCCCAAACATAAAACCATCGCCTATCTACATCCCTATACTCTGGATAACCAACGTCAAGCTTAAAATAATTAAGGTAAAAATAGTGATCACCAGTAATATAAGTAGGCTTACCGTTGATATAAAACCAATAACCCTCAATGCAACGCCTGTTTTCTTCGTCAATCCAATCACGAACCTTTGCGTTTTTGATATACAGGTCATCTATTTCGTCCTTTTCCTTGTCGTAGATAGCGTGTAATATTTCAACCTTCCGCCACTTTTGTTCTTTTTTGGGCAGGTCATTTCCTGCTATTTCAGTTTCACGTGGAACAGCAGGCAGTTTAAATACTATGTCTTCGTATAAGCGAGCCTCTTGCATTATTTTTTGCCTTTTAATGCCAGCTTTTCGGCAACACTCAACGATTCAATTTTCTTTTCTTCATTAAGCTTTCGCTCCTGGTCAGGTGTCATCAGCTTGCGCAATTCGTCCAATGTCTTGTTCAAATCCAATATCTTGTCAAAATACCACTTTGTTCTATCAAAACTTTTGTCCGTGCTTTCCGCAAACAGGTCAATGGGCGTTTGCAACAACTGAACATTAAAGTTGTCGAGCTGCTTGCGAACAGACCTGTATGATTCATAGTATGGACTGTCTTCATATAGCTTCAGCTTTTGTTCAAGGTATTCAACATAAGACAGAGCTTCCCTGTCTTTTATTATAGGCTTTTTCATAATACTCGTACTCTAATTTAAGCAAATATACAAAAAAGCCCATTCGTTTGACGGAATGGGCTTCTTTGATTTGCAATTTGCTTCTTACAATCCCTGTGCATTAATCGGGAATCCACCAGGAATAACACCTGTTGATGCAACTGCGGTTGAAATTTGTGCCGGAGTTTGCTGTGCCAAATATACTTCCATAGTGTTTCCATTGCGGAAATACTCGAATTGGCTATTGGCAAGCGGCGGATTTGTTCCGGGAGGATCTTGAATTGTTCCAAAGTGATTAACAGAACCGTTCAACAAAACAGTTGTATAATCTTCTCCATCTTTGGAAATGTCAAGGGAAATCAACTTTGTTGACAATCCCAAAATTGCTCCGAAATTTTGCGTTACAATCACTCCTTTGTTGAAACCTGTATTGTGCGGTGCACTATACAGAATTTCGCTACCAACGGACACGTTGTTTACTACATAGTCCATTACCATTTCTATTTGGCTGTCATCCAAATGAAATGGCAAGTTGGTTTCATATTGAGTTAATGATATAAGTGCCATTTGTTTTTTCCTTTCTTTTAAGATTAATAAACTCTGGATACTGTTGCGCTTGTTGACTTGATAACAATTTCAAATTTACCAAGAGATGTTGTAGCACCATCAGCAACAGCACCCGTTCCATTCAAAGTATTAAAGTTAACATTTCCTCCACCAGGAACCGTAACAGTTGCAGCATTTGTTGATCCAATGCTTACGTTTTCTACAAAGAAAGTAATTACGCTTCCTTCTCCGTATCCGGCAGATGTAAAGTTTGCAAAAGTAGGAAGTGTTAGAGCAACTGCACCGCCAGAAGTATCAGCTTTAATGTAGCCAGCAGAAACTTGATTTACGCTAAGGCTTGTGCTTGTAATAGCAGCGCTGATGTTGTACTTTGTATTATTGGTGGCTGAAAACACCAGTGTTTTTACAACAGAAGGAGCTTCAGTTGCAAACAAATATGTAATCAGGCCAAACTCTTTGTACATGATTTTGGAGCCAATAGGATCAACAACAACATCAAAAATGTTGAGAGCGTTAACCAATACTGACTGGCCACCGATTGTCAAAGTAATAAGAGCCGTAGAAAGAGCAGCAATAGCCGCTGGCGTTTCGTTGACAATTACAGCTACTTGATCGCCCAAAAAGGCAGAAGGACCAGAATAAACAACATTAGAGCCAGCGCCATAAGATGTTACTCTGTAGATGTCGATTTCGTCAACCTGAATAGAGGCAGGTGAACCGGATGTGGGGGTAAGCGTTAATAAAGCCATTTTTTTAAGTTTTTAAAGGTTTAAAGGTTATTGTTTAATGTTTTTATAAATCAATACCCAAAAGTATCAGTAATAAACGATACCCCTTATAAAAATACTTATAAGAATACAGGTCAGTTTTCTTCGATAACGCAAAAAATGTCATCAATGTGCATCCGATACATTTCCTTGCCTTCAATCTTTAAAGCATACTCGCTGAAGGTCGGATGAATGATTGTCTGACCGCTATCAAAACCTGCCTCCCTCGCCATATTGCCCACAAATTCGACCTTTGACAAAAGAAACTTTTTTTCAGGACTGATCTTTGTATAAATCTTTACACCCGAAACTTCAGTGTAAGTATCCTCCTCGTTCTCCATTACAGGTGTCGCCAATAGCCACTTTTCCATCGGTATCACATCCCCATCACGCACCACACAGATGATTTGGTTATAATCTGCTTTATAAAAGATTTCTTCGCCATAAGAAACTTCGTTCTCCGGCTGGCTGACAAAGTGGTGGAAATATACCTTGTCGCCAATCTGCAAGGGGGTGTCATAAAAATACCCCTCATAATAGGGCCTGCCTGCCCCATCTTCTTTCCTCACCCGTGCATCTACCTTACGGGGTATCTGCTTAACAATGCCATGCTGGATAGCATTGGTAAAGGGCTTTATCACTTTGTTGACCTTGCCGGACTTCTGCTCGGCTTCAATCTGCATCAGCCTCCTTTTAAGGTTTACCGTAGGCAAGCCCCTTTTGCTGGCTAACACCCACTGCTCATGCAGCTTGGCATATTCAGCCTCAAGCTCCCTGTAATAATGATACAGCTCACTCTCCTGCTGATCGGTCGTGCTTTGCTCGCCAAAGTCCTTGTCAACATATAACTCTAATCCATTGGCAAGCTTTATCTTGCCGTCTGCCTCCCTGTCAACGCTGACAAGAAAGATGTTTTTAAGCGGTTGTATCATGGGGTACTCTTTTTTTTATTTCATAAATACTATCAAGGTGATCCAAAAAGTCCGTAAGGCTCATTGGACGATTGCCGGTTTCAAAGTATGTATTCCATGCCTTGTCCCACTCTCGCACCTTGTATAGTATCTCTACAAACTGCTGACGCTGCAAATCCAGGTCATACTCATTCTTAAATTCAGCCAAAATATTCATATACTCTTACTCGTTTTACTTTAACACATTTTCCCACGCTTGACAGATCGCTGCGATTGCTTTATCAATGCCTTCATGGAAGCATTACCCTTCTTATTCTGAATGGTCGGCGTTTTTGCTATACGCTTCAGTGATGATTGTTTTTTCATAGCCTATCGGTATTTAGCGGTTTTCTTCTTGATACTCTTGGGCTGTGACACAAACTGCTTGCCTGCCTTCTTGCCTGCCGCCTTCGCCTTGTTGGTAGCCGACTTCTCGCCCTTGCTCAAAGCAGACCATGCCGCCTCCGGCAGGTAACGCTTCTTGCCCTCTGACTTGACCTCTTTGCCGCTGCCCTTCTTCTTGTTGGCATGGGTTCCAGAGGTCATCCACTTCTGTGCCGTCCAATCCCTTAAACTCTTCTGCGGATCCTTTGCCATATCACTTTTTCTTTGTCTTATAGCCACCACCAGCCGCCTTATACTCCCTGGCAAGCATCTGTGCCTTCCTCGCACTCCAAAGACCCGGATCGCCGCCCTTGCCGCCAGCCTTGATCTTCTCGAACAAAGACTTCCTCATGCCAGGCTTGGTATATGTCCCCGCCTGGTTGACCTTGCTCTTTGTCGTTGTTTTCTTCGCTGGCATAACAATTACTGCATTGGGTTAGGCATCGGCATCATGCCGTTCATAACATTGACACGCTGCATCAGACTGTTAAGAATGAATGGATTGGTGTCAGCATTGGTAGTGCTTCCGGGTACGCTGATTTCAGCAGTGTTTGAAGATACAGAGTTATCCTCGGTGTTAAGAACAAAGAAAATAACAGTGTAAACAAATGATCCGTCACCGATAGCTGATTGCTTTACAGGTGCAATGTGGTAAAACCCTTTAAAGTTATATTTCATGTTTTTTATTTTTTAAACTTGTTTTTAAATAGTTGCCTGTGAAACAGATATGCCCACAAAAATACTAAAGTTATTCCAATATCAAACAAACATTGGCTGAAAGATACCTTTTCAAGCGTCCATATCTTTAGTATGACACCAAGTATCATCCATATAAAACCCACTCGCAGCGACCAATGGCCTACAAAAGACCACCTGTGAACAATCTTCTCATTGTCGCCATATAAATATATGTAGAACATCGTCA